CTATGATAACCGCGCATTCAACATGGCTATCTGTTCGTCGTTCATGTCATCAATCCACATACCGTAAATTTCATACACCATCTGCGCAGTTTCATGCCCCATTTGGCTGGCTATAAATGCCGGGTTCGCTCCTGCCGTCAACAGCCAGCAGGCAAAAGTATGCCGCGTATGGTACGGATTACGGCGGCGAATACCAGCACGTTTTACTGCTGCATTCCACCTTGCCCCCAAACTGCTTACCGAGTAATAAGGTTTTTGTTTTCCGTTACACACCCTGGGCATGAAAACAAAATGCAGTTTTTGCTTTTCGGTTCTGCCGTACTCCCGATGATAAAAGGTGATTTCGCTTTTGCGATGATGCCCGGTCAGTTTGTATTGCTCCTTCAGTGCTTCAAGAGCAGGCTGCAGTAGTGTTACTGTCCGGATCCCGGCATTTGTTTTTGGGGGACCGAACATATCAAGTATCGTCAGGTTTCTTCTGACATTCACTATTCCCTTTTCGAGATCCACATCCTCCCACGCCAGAGCTGCCAGTTCCCCGTGACGAAGTCCTGAGTAAACTGCAAATTTCCACATGTTCTGGCTCTGTCCTTTTTCACTTTCCATTAATGCATTGAATTCTGTTTTAGATAACGGATCAGGCTTTATTCTGTTTCGCTGTAATTTTTTTACTCCTTCAAATGGTTTGGTTGATATAAATCCCGACTGATACGCAAAACGTAACAGCGAACAGAGCAGGGCGATATAGTTATCAACTGTGCGCACGGTTCTTCCTTTTTTGTTGGATCTTGGATTATCCAGGTAAAGCGTTTCTCCATGCAGCAGTTCATTCCGGTAGTTTAAGATATCGCTATAACGAATATGTGATATCAGGGTACTTTCACAAATTATTATTCTGAGTGTTTTTAATTGTGATTTCGTTTTCTTCATTGTGTTTGTTGTTAACTCTGTCTCTTTAATTTTTGTCCAGATATCACAAAGCTCTCCGAACGTTTTTATGACTCTCGTTGTCACCATTTTTGCCCCAGTGCTGGACTGGGGAAAACGTCTTAAATACTCAAATTCACCGGAGTTTATTTCATGAACTATCAGCGCTCTTAAATTTCCGGCCTTTTTAATATTACTGTTTGTAATCTCCCAGCCTTTTAATGTTTCCCGACATCGTTTTCCTCGAAACATGAACCAGATGCGAATGTATCTACCTCTAATCTCGACACCTGTTGGTAATTTAGACATATCATGAGTCTTTGATAAACTGATTTATCTTTGGATAGTTGTACCAGATAATCCCTCGTTTGCTGTCTGGCTTACCTAAAGGAGATACTCGTTTGAAGTGGAAGCCCTCCACCCAACAGTTCTGGCGGTATGCTTCAATTTGTCTGGCCCCCAGACCAGTGCGAAGCATCAGGCCGTATTCAACCATCCACTCTTCATTAAAGATTACTTGTGCCATCGCATCACCTCTGGCAGGCGCCAATGTTAGACTGAAATTGACGCCCGATGTTGATTATTAATAATCAGCTATGAAGTTTTAATTTGAATACAATGCAATTCACGAGGACTGAAGTTTCTCGCAATTAAAATTTATCAGTTTTACTTTCTGCTCTCTGGAAACGCCTGCTTCTTTTTTACCTGAGAGCATTTTTTCGCATTCTGATTTCGTTAGTTTAGATTTTGAATATCTTGTCCAGTTAGTAGGAGTGCCACCTTCCTTTTCAATAGTGGCGGTAATTTTATACATGAACACCTCCGTTATTATTTCCAGTGGTTCGTTTATTCCATCTTTCGAGTGCTTCTTTTTCACTTCCACCATAACCGGTTCGGGATTCGCATCCGTTACACTTCGCTCGGTAATATCCTGAAATGACTTTCACCGTTACTGATGGACAACCACAAAATGGACATGGTTTAACATTGTCATATCTCATAATTTTTCTCATAAAAAATATTTCAAGTTGGCGGTGCATTACACCGCCAGGCTGAATTATTCCTCTGAATTATCGATTACACTGTATTCCCCGGTTAATACAGAGGAATCTGCAGGATCGATTGTCAGTGGTTCCTTTTCATCCATTGATACTGCACGCTGGATCTCAATTGATACGGGCAGATATTTGAACAGGCGACGAATAGCCGTTTTCTTTGCCATTTCTTCCCAGTGAGTTACCCACGGCCCGTTATTACCAGCTTTACTCAGGCTGCGCACCAGCTCAATCTGTTTGCGCGTCATAACTTCAAACTGAGTACCTCCGTCTTTCAGTCTTGCGACAGCATAGACGTGGGTAACCGGGGCATCTTCGTTTTCTCCCGGGCGGTGTATTAACTTTTCATCAAGGCCAAATTCGAAGCTAAACTCGTCACCTTCACGGACAACACGGGCTGACAGGCTGGCGATTTGACCAGAACGGCGAGCCAGATCAATCATGCCGCGATAGCCAATGATTAGCTGAACGTTCTTTTTACCGCTCTTTTCGTTTTTATTACCAAAAGGCAGTAAATATGCATGACCGAGGGCGCTACCTGGCTCAAGTCCGAGCTGTGAACACTGTACGATCGCACTGACAAAACTCATAGTGTCACAGTTTCCTAACGCCGGAACTTTACTAATTTCTGTGGTGGCGATACGGATCATACGTTCAGCCGTCATATGGCGTGGAAGAGCTGCTGCCAGTTGCTCTTTCATTGCCGGGCTGTTAATCACGCACAGCACATCCTTATCGTTAACTGCTGCTGGTGCACGGTTTCCCTGAGTTTTTTGCAGATCGGCTTTTGCGATAGGTGGTTGCTTAATCATTTGCATACTCCTTAGCCCAGCGGGGCAGTGATAACGTCTTAATAGCTGGCCATTCATCGGTATTTAGGCAGTCAGCCAGGGTCCGCAGATTGCGGTGATATTCCTGCTGGCCTGCCAGTTTTGCTTCTTCGCCCATCATGAAAATCTCAACCGGATAACGTCCGCATTCAACAGTTGTGCTGGCAACCAGAAAAACGAAAGTTGGCTGCACGCCAAACTGTGCTTCATAACCGTCACTGTAGAATGCATCCTGAACGTGATAGCGGTAGTCGTAATAAGCCGTTTTGAATCGTTGAATATCCGCTGTGGTTTTCACGTCCATGATCCAGTGAAATTCAGGAATAATTTTGTCCGGACGGCACCGACACAAAATTCCTGTTTCCGGATCTTCCCAGTAAATTGATGATTCAGCGTGTCCGGCGCTTTCAACAAGCCATTGCCCCAGCGGCAAAGCCATAACGCTTTGATACATGAGTTCAATTTTCCGGCCTTCTTCCGCAGTGATAACCGTTTTTCCTGTGCTTGCGCATTCCATCAGAAACGCTTTCTCTTCTTCTTTTCCGGCGGTTGTACGGCGGTTAAATTCAGGTGCTACGATAAAGCGGTTACTGAATTCTTCCGGTTCAAGTACCCGGCAGTGGAAAGCGGTTCCTAAATCGAGCGTTTTTGTCTTTGTAGTGTCCACGGGGGCATTTTTACGCCACAAATACAGTGCCGGAGTATCAGCAATGTCATCGAGCTGAGACTTACTGACACCGGGACCCGCGTGGTAATTCTCATTCGAAATTCCGTAATAAATACCTGGCTCTATGTCTTCTACGATTACGGGATCTGCGACTTCGCCAGTTTCATCACTGCAATCGCGATGCGGATCGCTGCCAGCATTCTCATTGTGCGGATGTTCAGCGCCTTCCATTTCCTCCGGATCTTTTTCCTTAGCTTCAACCTGATTCTCTTCACCGAATGTTTCCTGGTATGTTGCGTCGCCCATCACCGCGCCACAATCAGGGCAGTTGCCGCCACCGCTCTGACCGCAGGCGGTGCAGACTTTTTCCGGTTCCTGTTGCGCTACTGGTTCGGATTGTTTCGTTTCTGGCTCGTTTTGTAACGCATTTGGGCTGTTTTGTTCCGCTTTTTGGTCGTTCCGTTCCGATTCATGCTGGTTCTGGTTCACAGAATCGCGAGTCTGGATCCCCTTGACCCATTTCGGATCATTAGGGTCGCTAATCCCCTCAACAAATTCACCACGCGATACAGCAAGTAACTTATCGGCGTCAGGCTGGCTGATATTGGCTGCCTGCATAATTTTGTTTACTTCGTCAGCGGTGACTTTTACTTGGTTAGCGGAACTCACCTGCGACTGAGCATCCAGCGACTGCGCGTTCTGGCCATGTTCAGTTGTATCCGGTTCCATTGTTTCAGTTGTTGCCTGTTCACCTGCCATTGCGTCAGATGGTTGTGGTTTTTCTTCTTCTGTTTCACGCTCAGTAACCACCTCGCGGTTAATTTCTTCCAGGATATCTTTTTCCGGTGTATGCCGGGCAGCTGTGAGAGTTTCCTTGCTGGGGTTCTCGTGATCAGTTTCCGTCAAATAGGCGTTGATATACCCCTGAAGGCGTCCCGGGTAGTGATAAAATTCAGGGTGTGCGCTTCGGATAAGTGCAAAAATAGCGGCGCGGGAATAGTCCAGAATACCCGGGGTTGCACGAAGTGCTGCGGACCATTCTTTGAACGGACTTTCTTTGTTCAGGACTACTTCTTTTGCGCGACGATAAACGCTGCCCGGAATTTCATAAATATTAAAATCCATCGGAAGTGTGGCTGCTGCAATCTCCACATCCAGTGTGTCGAGGGTGTGTACTAAATTCGGATTGCGATCGGTTTTGTTCCCACCGCCAGCATTAGCACCGGAAGCCGTGCGGGTGATGCGTGAAACACGATTTCCTTTCATCCACTCTTTTGTCAGCAGACCCCGATAAGTGTAGTCAGCGTCCAGGTATGCTTCGAAAAAAGCAGTTATTAGTCCCAGGTCTGAATTACCAGGATTAGGGAAAACTTTGTCAGTGTCACGAACCAGTTTGTGGAGGTCGCGAATCTCCAGCGAGTCGAGCAGACTGGTTTTATGCGAAATAGCCAGGGCAGTAACAGCCGGTAGTTCTTCAGCCCGTGCAATGTGTAATGCCTGGAGTTCGTCGCGTGAAACGTGCGTTACTGGTTTTTCGCTGCCGTGTTGAGCAAGCCAACGAATGGGCAGTTCCTGACCGGAGACAGGCAGAAGCATGCTCTCCTCAATCTCAGTCATGTCTTCGCCGTTGATGTTGGTATTGTCAGTGCTGGCTGGTTTATCCTGAACAGAGGGTGACGGGGCGATAAATACCATTGTGATGCCATCCTCCCCGCCTTTTTCGTATCGGTTGCAGAATTCCGTATCAAATACGCCTTCTGGTGGGAGGTCATCAACAACGGGCAAATTGACGCGAACAGGTTTTTTAAAGTCATCTTCATCGTAGCCAGCATCGTCAATCGCAACAGCACCACGGGAGATGGCAATGGATAATTTTTTCGCTTCAGCCCAGTAAAAACCGCCTTTAATACCGAGACGTTTTCTTACTTTGTCATTTTTGGCTTCGTAATACAGTGGGAAAACTTGTTTATCGGTGCTCATTGTTTTTTAACCTCAACTCAGATTAAAATTATTGCGAGTGATGAATAAATGTCCCGGGTTCTTGACTCAGGCCTGCGCTGAGTGCAGGCCTTTTTCCCATTCAGATTTCGCCTTTTTGTTCCATCTCAATCAGAGTTGCCATAATCCTGTCTTTTTTCTCTGCTGGAATATTCTTTATGATGTGCACCATGCACATTTTTTTTACACCTTCGTGAAGTGTTTTAACGTTGCCTGATGGACCGTCGATATCAACCACGGTGAATGGGGTTTCTTTATTTTCTGTTTTAATCACGTAGCCAATGAGTTTTCCTTCCAGGATAACTTCGTGAACAACGTCATCAGTAGTAACAACAGTGGCTTCATAACTGGTAATCATGTTTTTCTCCTTAATTAAGGTTGAGCGAATCCCTGCCATTGCTGGCATAAATTCAGTTTCGGATAGTCAGTTAATTAAAGTTCGTGTGCCATCTGGTCTTTTTCGGCACAGATTTCACTACAATATTTTTTCATTTCCGTCGTTGGTATAACTCCACGCATGAAATGAAGTGGTCTTGTAATGATTTTGCTTTCTTCAATTTCTTTATTGCAAAGGTGATAAGCACATTTTATTTTCTTAGTCATTACCATGACTCCGCCTTTACAGGTAAACCATCACGACCGAGGAAGACTCTAATCATGCAGTCAGAAATGCATGTTTTTGTAGTCAGGCTACGAATATAAAGTTTTCGCTTTTTAATATTGTTTGCCGAGGCGATATATGTCCGACCTTCATGAAGAACATAATCGCCAGGAGTCACACACTGACGTGGTATTTCATCAGTTCCGAAGTGATGAGCAATCATAATTATCTCCATTTTTACAAATGAATTTTGTCGATGCGGTGCCTGGTGCCTCCAGGTGACGTTAACCAGTTAACAATTAACGCCGGATAATCCACCCATAACACTGATGCTTTTAACTGTGCCGCGTGCGCTTAGCCGCATTCACCGCATCACAAAATTCACTTTAAAAAGGGGCGGCAGGGCAGCCACGGAGTAGAACTGATGCCGCCAAAGACTACACATAGCAATGTCGTTATTTACAACCGGAGGCGCACTCCCACCATTTAAATTTAACAGACAAGACCGACTCTTTATGGATACCGGAAATGCGCCTTCGTGTTGTGCCCGGTTTTATTTCACCACCTCCGGGCTTTGGTGGCCTCGGCTATACCCCTACAGCAAGAATATTGAATTAATCCAATAAATGGTTTAGCTGGTATTTTTGGCAAGCCAGCGACGTGCGCCAGCTTCGGTTTTAAACGATTTGCTTTTGGTATACGTCATGGCGGTGAATGTGCCGTCCTGATTGGGAAACACGCCACATACCAGAGATTCGTTGTTGCCAAGATCGATAGTATCCATGTTGACCTCATTTCCCCTTAACGCCGGGTGGCGGAACGTTTTATCTACTGCGCTTTGTATCAATCAACAACTGCCGTCATGTTCGTATGCCTCAGGCTGGCTACTTAGCCCTGTTCAGTGGCTGGATAACTCGAGGTATTGTCCTGCCGTTCTCTGGTGGGGCGTTGTTTGGATATGCTTATTAAACACAATGCGTTTTCTTGTGTCAACACGAAATGTGTTTTGTGGTGGGTGTCATATGATGATGGTACAAAAAAAGCCCGCTGATAGCGGGCTGATTGGCATATTACTGTGATAGCAAGATCATTACTCCGGTGGGGGATTATCTTTAAGCCTGCCTCTCAAATATTTTTCTACATACTCATCGATTTCTTTTAGCCGGACTTCAAATAGCTCAATCATTCGTTGTTGTTCTGAGCCCGGTAGCTGGTTAAACAACTCAAGAAGTTTTCGTTGGGATTCATTTAACCACAATTCAGAAGATTCCTGTTCTCCAAAGAGGAGCTCAGGAGGAGATATGCCAAGTGCCTTTCCCAATACGACAGCGTCATGCACTCCAACATTTCTGCTACCCGCCTCATAGTTACCTATACGCGATTGCGTCCATCCGCAGATTTCAGCAAGTTTTCCTTGAGATAAACCAAGCTTCTGCCTGCGCTCTTTAAGACGCATTGCAATTTTGTCATTGAGCCTACTAGCGGCAATTTTTTCGTTTTCTTTTTCCATTGCATCCTTGTATCACGAATCGTGATTTACACAAAACACAAAACAGCTTGACCATATAACACAAGATGTGTTTAAAATTGTCATCGGAGGTTTTCAATGAACAAAATTTCAACATATCGAAAACAGCTTGGGCTGTCTCAAAGACAACTTGCTGTTCAGTTAGGGTGGATACAAAGCCGACTGGCAAATTACGAAGCAAATTTTCGTACCCCTGGACTAGAGGAGTGCAGAAAAATTGTTTCTACCCTTAATCGGCTTGGCGCTCATTGTGGACTTGACGATGTATTCCCCCCAGACGGTAAGCATAGCGAAAACAGCATAGGAGCGGTTGATTCATGAAAATCAGGCATGAGCACATCGAATCAGTGTTGTTAGCCCTGGCAGCCGAAAAAGGGCAGGCGTGGGTCGCTAACGCAATTACTGAAGAATATCTGCGCCAGGGGGGCGGCGAATTGCCCCTTGTACCAGGCAAGGACTGGAACAATCAGCAGAATATCTATCACCGTTGGTTGAAAGGTGAAACGAAAGCGCAAAGGGAAAAAATTCAGAAACTGATCCCTGCGGTTCTGGCAATTCTTCCGCGCGAGCTGCGTCACCGACTCTGCATCTTCGATACCTTGGAACGCCGTGCATTACTGGCGGCGCAGGAAGCGTTGAGTACGGCAATTGATGCGCATGATGATGCAGTCCAGGCCGTTTACCGGAAAGCACATTTCAGCGGTGGTGGGTCGCCCGGCGATTCTGTCGTAGTGCATTGATTGAAATTAATCGTGCCGGATTGTTTTGTTCGGTATCAGTTAAATGTAACGCTGCGAGCGTTACAAGGTGAAAACAAATGGCTTCAAACTGGATAAAGCTCGAGGTTATTACGCCGGATAAGCCGGAAATATTCAGGCTTGCTGAGATTCTGAATATTGATCCAGATGCCGCATTAGGGAAGGTTATTCGCTTCTGGGCATGGGCGGATCAACAAATGATAGACGGTAATGCAGATTGTAACGCTCGCGGCGTTACAAAAAGTGCAATAGATCGCATCACTTTTATGGCTGGTTTTGCTGATGCGTTAATTCAGGTTGGATGGCTGGTCGAAAATGACGGTGGGCTTTCTCTACCTAACTTTGAACGTCATAACGGAAAAAGCTCTAAAAAACGGGCGGTTACAAACGAGCGAGTTACAAAAATACGCGAACTGAAACGAAAAGGTAACGCTGGCAGCGTTACACAAACGGATCAAAAAGCGTTACCAGAGGAAGAGGAAGAGGAAGATATAAATACTGATCTCCCCCTAAATCCCCCTCGCCAAAAACGAGCGTCTAAAAAATTCGAGCCGGAGGCTATCGAGCTGCCTGACTGGTTGCCGGAAACACTCTGGCATGAGTGGGTTCAGTTCAGGCAGGCATTGCGAAAACCGATTCGAACGGAGCAGGGCGCTAACGGGGCGATACGGGAACTGGAAAAATTCCGTCAGCAGGGTTTTACACCTGAGCAGGTGATTCGACACAGCATTGCCAATGAATACCAGGGCTTGTTCGCACCGAAAGGTGTTCGGCCTGAGACGTTGCTCCGACAGGTTAACACCGTCTCGTTGCCGGACAGTGCGATCCCGCCAGGCTTCAGGGGGTAACAGGCCATGAAAAATATTGCGACAGGAGGCGTTCTGGAGCGTATCCGCAGACTGACCCCACCACATGTAACCGCCCCATTCAGAACGGTTGCGGAGTGGCGCGAGTGGCAACTTGCTGAAGGCCAGAAACGTAGCGAGGAGATCAACCGCCTGAATTGTCAGTTGCGGGTGGAAAAAATTCTGAATCGCTCAGGCATCCAGCCGTTGCACCGTAAATGCTCGTTTGCGAATTACCAGGTGCAGAACGACGGCCAGCGATACGCGTTAAGCCAGGCGAAATCCATCGCCGATGAACTGATGACCGGGTGTACAAATTTTGCGTTCAGCGGAAAACCTGGTACCGGGAAGAATCACTTAGCGGCAGCTATCGGGAATCGCCTGTTGAAAGACGGTCAGACAGTGATTGTGGTTACCGTGGCTGATGTTATGAGCGCCCTGCACGCCAGCTATGACGACGGGCAGTCAGGCGAAAAATTTTTGCGTGAACTGTGCGAAGTGGACCTCCTGGTTCTTGACGAAATTGGCATCCAGCGTGAGACGAAAAACGAGCAGGTGGTACTGCACCAGATTGTTGACCGCCGGACGGCATCACTGCGCAGTGTCGGGATGCTGACAAACCTGAATCATGCCGCAATGAGCACGCTTCTTGGTGAGAGGATTATGGACCGGATGACCATGAACGGTGGTCGTTGGGTGAATTTTAACTGGGAGAGCTGGCGGTCAAACGTTGGACGTCAGGGTATGTGAGAATTTTTAACGAGGTGAATTTTCGATGGAAACCGTATTACATGCACTGAAAGCGATGGGAAAAGCCAATTCTGTTGAACTGGCGGCACGAATTGATATCAGCCGTGAAGAAGTTATCAACGAACTGTGGGAGCTCAAAAAAAATGGCGTTGTTGATAAAACGGGTCACACCTGGTTTCTGGCTGTCGAAGGTGAATCCCGGGTAACCGAAGAGCGGCCAGTAAAATCTGAAACACAGGATATGCTGACCGAAGAGGTCGCTCCAAAAGTTAGCGCTAACATGATGATTGAGTTTATCGCTCAGGAGGGGGCTAAAACCTGTGAAGAAATAGCGGGTAAGTTCGGTGTCAGTACTCGCAAGGTTGCTTCCACGCTGGCGGTGGTAACCGCAACGGGGCGGCTGGCACGCGTTAATCAGAACGGTAGATTTCGTTACTGCATGCCGGGCGATAATTTACCAGCAGAGCCGAAAGCCGCGCTGGTAACGGAAAGTGATGGTAAGGCCTTTCCTCAGCCAGCAGGTGCTGCGTTACCAGTCCGGGAAGCCGCAACACAGGAAGAAATTAAAACAGAAACTGTGGCGGACATTGTGCAGCCGTTGCCATCGTTTACCGAAACGCAAGCAGATGAGCTGATTTTTCCGTCCCTTCGCAGGGCAAACCTGGCGCTGCGCAGGGCGAAAAGTGATGTTCAGAAGTGGGAGCGAGTCTGCGCCGCGCTGCGGGAGCTGAACAAGCACCGGGATATTGTTCGACAGATTACTGATTCTTCCCGCCGTGTTGTATCGGAAAAGTGATTGCCGGAGGCGCTTATGGCAAAAGTATTTACACCAGAAGAGCGGGAAAAAATTAAAGGGCAGGTTGTTGAACTTGTACGTCTGAGCGGTCGCGAGACGTTACGGCAACTGGAAGCCAAGACAGGTGCGACAAGATATCTGATGAGTGTTCTTGCCAGAGAGCTGGTTGCCAGTGGCGATTTATACAACTCCGGCTACGGGTTATTTCCGTCTGAACAGGCACGTAAGGACTGGATAAAGGCCCGCAAAAAGATGTCGAAAGCAGCAGTGAAAAAAAAGAGCGACCCGGACCTGGTTTATTCATTACCAGACGGAGAAATACGCCGCTACGACAGGCGCCTGAATATAATCTGTCGCGAGTGCCGGAAGAGCGAAGCTATGCAGCGTGTACTGGCTTTCTATCAGGGTAATTTTCAGGAGGTAGCGCAGTGAGTGCACCGGCAACCATTCTTGATATGTGCTGTGGCAGTCGCATGTTCTGGTTCGATAAGAATGACGACCGGGCGATATTTAGCGATATCAGAAAGGAAGAGCACACATTGTGTGATGGACGACGCCTGATTATCAGTCCTGATCTGATAGCTGATTTTCGTGCACTACCATTTGCAGACGCATCTTTTTCGATGGTTATATTCGATCCTCCGCATCTTGAGCGTGTTGGTGATAACGCCTGGATGGGAAAGAAATATGGACGGCTGAATAAAGATACCTGGCGTGATGATTTGCGGCAGGGATTTAAAGAAGCCTTTCGTGTGTTGCGTCCATACGGCGTTCTGATTTTTAAATGGAATGAAACGCAAATACCTGTTCGCCAGATATTGGCACTGACCGACAGAAAACCTGTTATCGGTCAACGAACAGGAAAAAACGATAAAACCCACTGGATTATTTTTATGAAATAGGCATCCAGTGAGTAGGTTAGTAAGGTTACAGATACGTATATCTGAATAATTAAATTCAGTTCTGTAAATAAAATTTAATCCTTAACCGGAGGGATTTCTGCACCCTCAGAACATCAGGAGGCCGCCCGAAAGGGCGGAACAGATAATGCTTACGTTGAAACATTTTATCGACATACCAACATGGTTAGCCGTCATTGCTTTTGTTAAAATACACATCCACTTTTCTGTGCAATGTTTAACCACTGGTCATATCAAATGGCATTCATGCGAACCATGATATAGAATCATGGCTTGAGAGAGTCGATGAAAGCGCAACTATGGTATGAGAGACATTGATGTAAGAAAGGCTGTGCATGCCAAGATTCTGAGAGATCATCATAAAGATCCTGACACCCTAATCATTGATGAGTTTACGATGAATCTAGGGGCTAGCAGAGCTGATATAGCAGTGATCAATGGGCTTATACATGGTTATGAGTTGAAGAGCAAGAGTGATAACTTGCTCAGATTACCAGCGCAGGTGCAACATTACTCATCAGTGATGGATAAAGTAACTTTGGTTGTCTCTGATTGCCATCTTTATGATGCTTTAAGCATAGTTCCATCATGGTGGGGGATAAAGCAAGTTACGCAAGGTGCACGGCAAGGTATCCATTTAAAAACAATTCGAACTAGCAAGTTGAATCCACAAGTGGACAAACTTTCCTTAACAATGCTTCTTTGGAAAGATGAATTGCTTTCCCTATTAAGTGATGTAGGGGAGCTACAGAATTTGAAAAATAAACCTAAACGCGTCTTATGGTCAAAACTCGCCAATAGTATGGATGTTGGCGAGCTTCGTGAAGCTGTTCGAGTTAAACTTAAAGCCCGTAAAGAGTGGCGAGTTGCTCAACAACCTTAGTTATGTGATGGTTTTGCCCAATCCTACGCCATACCTCTGGGCTACCAAATTTATAGTTACCAGAGGGATTGGCTTTGTAGGCTTGATACTCGTTTGCATAATATTCTATGTCTCTATCTCCCGCACAGAATGTAGGCCCTGAATATTCTCGATGAGCAAGAATATCCTCACTATGTTTACCATATTGTTCATAACCAAAGCGATTAGCTACTCTTCCTCGAAATACCCAAAAGTCATTATCTCCAGAGTATCTGACGCTGGCAGATACGCTAGGGAATCGCGTCGAAAGCCTATTAAAGTCGGGGTGCTGTACTCCATAATCACTATAAATCACATTTCTGGCAAGTTCTTTTCTATTCATTAAACTCTGCCATAAAATCCACTCGATTCGAGGTTGAGAATATAGACCAACAGAAATATCACTGAGATCTGTAGGAAATGAACCCCCAGAAAGAATCACTTTTCTGTATTCATTGAGGTGCGCCAGATTGTTTATCAATCCCATTGCCAAAGTATATAGTTCGCCGGAATTAATTTTATCCTCGGTTAACTCATCTCTTAAGTCAATAATTATATCAATATTTGATAAAGGAATTCCCAGATGATTAATGTAATGCGTTATTAATTGTGGGTTAACCAGATCTAACGTGGTTAATCTCAAGCATATTTCATTCTGCATTAATTCATCAATCGCTCTTTTATAGTTAGATGGGCGAGTTGGTGAACTGACAGGAATAACTCTTATCCCCATATCTCTAACTTGATTAACCGCATTTATTATAGGGTAATGATCTTCAGGAGAAATAAAATGCTCTTCAATTAATAATCCATCAATATAAACACCTTGCATATCTGAGCAAGATTTTGAGACTTTCTTTCCGAACTCTATAAGAGTCTCGTTATAACTCTTTAAGGCAATACCTGAATCAGGGTCAATTGGCACTGGTTCAATTTCGAGTAATGGCAAAATTTTTGATTTCTTTTCAATGGATAGCTGCGATAAAGCTGATAACTCAGAACGTTTCGCTTTCAGAATAGGAATATATGAAATTGTCATGTTAATACCTTATACAGAATCAATTAACAATTAATGGTTCTTCGGGCATTGAAATTTATATCGCAAAAATTGGCAAACTCTCCTCGACTACTCACTTGTGGGTATCCTGGCGTAAAAGGAATGACTTGGCAATACCCGGTGTGATCATAAGTCATTGAAAATGATCATTTTTATCAGTCTTTCTTCCATGATGAATGCTAATGCCATTTGATTTGTTGAGGTGAAAACTGTTAAAAATCAAAACGATGTAATTGAAATGAACGTTCGGTAGCATTCACGCTTTAAATGTTTCTTTTGTGCTGATTGGATGAATTTGGGTCACTTATGATGAGAGATGTTGCAGGAAAAGAAGTTGGCATTGATCTATTGGATAGTTAGAATTGCTGCGGGTGCTTGAGGCTATCTGCCTCAGGCATGAACACCAAAAGGCAGATAGAGAAAAGCCCCAGTTAACATTACGCGTCCGGCAAGACGCTTAACATTAATCTGAGGCCATATCTATGCTCTACACACGTAGGTTAGCCTCTTACGTGCCGAAAGGCAAGGAGAAGCAGGCTATGAAGCAGCAAAAGGCGATGTTAATCGCCCTGATCGTCATCTGTTTAACCGTCATAGTGACGGCACTGGTAACGAGGAAAGACCTCTGCGAGGTACGAATCCGAACCGGCCAGACGGAGGTCGCTGTCTTCACAGCTTACGAACCTGAGGAGTAAGAGACCAGGCGGGGGAGAAATCCCTCGCCACCTCTCATGTGTCAGGCATCCTTAACGCACCCGCACTAAACCCGCTTCGGCGGGTTTTTTGTTGCGCGCTGAATGCGCAGGGTGAAAAATAACCATATATTTGATTATATACACAACAAAAAATAAAAGTCATTGTACCTGCACATTAAATAATCAAATATACGGCGTGAAATAAATATTTTTCAGATTAATATTTTTGTCTCTATGTGGATATAACCGTTTGTACTTATAAACTCGGAGGCATCGTGGAAAAAATAAAGAAACTATTTAGTTGCAAATACGCAGTCATACGTCGTGATGACCTGTCAGTTATAGTCGAAATGGATTACTTCCCTGAAACCCCAAAATCAATGATGTATCGTAATGGTCGAAAGGCAATTTTTTTACCGATGAGGGTAAGTGACATTATGGGAAATGATAAACTGCTGGATGAATTGCGAGTCAGAGCATCCTGTTAGTATTGGCATTAATTCTGGTATACTACATAACGGGCTGAACACCCATTCTACTGCGCCAGCGGAGAACTACGATGGCGCATATACAACTGGTCAAACAAACCTCTTCCGGATTACTTCTCCCGGCGACGCCGGAGAGTTGCGATTTTTTGCATCAAATCAAAATCGGTGAGTGGATACACGCAGACTTTAAGCGTGTGCGTAACTACGCATTCCACAAGCGTTTTTTCAAACTCCTGCAACTGGGATTCGATTACTGGACTCCGAACGGTGGGGCGATCACGCCTCGCGAACGAGAACTGGTGTCCGGTTTCGTTGATTTCCTGTGCGAATCAGTAGGTCGGGAACATACGCCAGCCCTGAGTGATGCCGCAGAGCAATACCTTAACACCGTTACGACTTGCAGAACCCGGGATACGGCCTTACTCAAGTCCTTTGACGCTTTTCGCGAATGGGTAACCATTCAGGCCGGATTTTACACCGAGCATATTTATCCTGATGGTAGTCGTGGGCGCAGGGCAAAATCTATCGCATTTGCGAACATGGACGAAACCGTGTTTCAGCAGGTTTATAAATCTGTACTGAATGTGCTGTGGAACTGGATCCTGTTCCGTAAATTTTCCTCTCCGGAGGAAGTCGAAAATGTGGCCGCGCAGTTACTGGAGTTTGCGTAATGGTGGATTTACGTAAAGCGGCGCGGGGGCAGATGTGCACCGTCAGAATTCCTGGCTACTGCAATCACAATCCCGAAACTTCTGTGCTGGCGCATTACAGGCTGGCGGGGACGTGCGGAACAGCGACAAAACCACACGATATGCAGGCAGCGATTGCCTGTAGCTCATGCCACGATTTAATCGACGGGCGGGTAAAAACCAGCGATTACACCAAAGAAGAATTACGCCTGATGCATGCAGAAGGTGTTTTTCGCACACAAGAAATCTGGAGAAAGGAAGGTTATTTATGATTTACCCAACAAATACAGGCAAAAGCGGGGAACACCTTCGTCTCACCACGCTGGAAAGTGTCTGGATTCAGGGAAAACTGCGCATGTGGGGGCGCTGGTCGTATATTGGCGGCGGTAAGACGGGAAATATGTTCAACCAGTTGCTGACCTCTAAAAAGCTGACAAAAACGGCAATTAACGAGGCGCTCCGGAGGATGAAAAAAGCAGGTCTGGACAAACCTGAACTTGAGGCTTTTTTGCGGGATATGATCAACGGCAAGCAAAAAAGCTGGCTGGTGCATTGTACTGATGCAGAGGCGTTATGCATTGATCGGGTGATTAGTGAAGTGCTGGCAGAACACCCAGGATTGATTTGTATCCTCCGGCAACGATATGAAGGGCGGGGGATGACTAAGCGAAAAATGGCTGAATTGCTGAATGATTCACACCCTGAGTGGTGTTACGCCACGTGCCGTAATCGCATAGATGCGTGGTTGAAAATGGCAGAGTTTATGCTCTATCTGCCGATGCGTGATGCATTCTCTTCCGGGGATCTAAAAACCGTCTGTTGACTCAATCTGTTATCCGGGGCTATATTCCTCACGCGCCAGCAAAATCTGGCGTCGGGATTGGCGTCCTGGATAGAGACCGCGACAGATACACGCCGCGAGCGTGTTTTTTATTGTCGTATGCACGCGCACATCTGAATTATGGTGGGCTGTGTGGGGGCGGAGAGATCCGCGCCGGTCGGTTTCCCGGTTACGCCAACCCTGCACAGTTCACCACCAGACGATTGGCGTCGTCGGTGGTGAGTTATTAAGAAACCACCAGAGGGCGTCATTATGACAACTCAAATTTCTGTTGAAACTCTCTCCCCGATCACCCATAACCAGATTCCTGTTATTACCACCGAACTTTTGGCGCAGCTTTACGGCACTGAGCCGGTGCGTATTCGCCAGAATCATCATGAGAACAAAGTACGCTTCGTTGAAGGGAAACACTTTTTCAAAGTTGTTGGTAATGACCTTAAAGAATTGCGGGTAGCTTTAAACTACTCACAAAATTTGCGGGTTACTTTAAGTAACTCACAAAATTTGCAACCATCTTTAAGAGGGTTACAAATTTCCCCGAAAGCCCGCTCCCTCATACTCTGGACAGAACGCGGAGCAGCCCGTCATGCCAAAATGCTCGAAACCGATCAGGCGTGGGATGTGTTCGAAAGACTGGAAGACTGCTATTTCAGACAAAAGGATCCGTCAGCGCCAGTTTCATGCCAGAAAAGTTACGACACGCGAGTTCTCTGTTATCAGCGAGGCGGTGTCACTGTTTCCACAATTCAGTTGCGGGATGATGATATTGTTATTTCCCTTGAGTCATGGCTGGAACTGGCGAGAGCCAATGGTTGGTTTGTTGTTCGCAGAGATAAACTGGTGGAAAGGCTGATGCAGCTTTAAAAAAGTTCTTGCAATTTTAGCCATAAACTGCTTCAATCCCGGTACGCTTCGCAAAGCTGTATCGCGAGGCGAACCAAGCGCATGAACTTTACCAGAACCCGCCATTGAGCGGGTTTTTTATTGCGGAATTAATTACGGACCGTTATTATTCTGCTCCCGGCCCTTTAGCTCAGTGGTGAGAGCGAGCGACTCATAATCGCCAGGTCGCTGGTTCAAATCCAGCAAGGGCCACCATATCACATACCGCCATTAGCTCATCGGGACAGAGCGCCAGCCTTCGAAGCTGGCTGTGCGGGGTTCAAGTCCCCGATGGCAGTCCATTATCAGCATCATGCGTTGTTAGCTCAGCCGGACAGAGCAATTGCCTTCTAAGCAATCGGTCACTGGTTCGAATCCAGTACAACGCGCCACACCACACTTATCTGCCCTGACTCTCTTTTGCGGGCTTTTTATTACAGGAAAGACACCGGACAGTGAAATGTTAAATGCCTCACAATTCAGGTAGTTGACTGTTGCCTGACATGCTGAGCGTTTGTTAAAAAAATCCTGCATGATGAATCCCCCTGGGCGGCGGGGCATAATGACAGATGTTTGGTTGCGTATTGTATAGGCAAGTTGCGGATTCTGTCTGGTCATTGCAGAATTCACCGGGAGGCACCCGGCATCATGCTGTATACAGAGATTAGGCATATATCCAGGCTCCTCATCGCAGGAGCCTTTTTACATGCAAAAAAAGCCCGAGTAGGTTCGGGCAACAGCATGAGATACTTGCATTGTCATTTTTATCGTGTGGATTTTAACCAGGGTTTATAAGGCTGCGCAACTGCGCGGCCTTTTTCGTATTGCGGGCTGTAGTCTTCCTTCTGTCATTGTCCTGTAACTTCCGGACTTCAGCCCGCCCCTTATCTGACTCACAACATTATCCCGGCCGGGAGGATTCATGGCATTTAAACACTACGATGTGGTCAGGGCGGTGTCGCCGTCAGACCTTGCTGATGCACTTGCTCAAAAAATTCGTGAAGGATGGCAACCATACGGCGGGCCGTTTTCTTCGTATACGGATGATGGCGCAGCACTTATTCAGGCGATTGTCGCAGAAGGTGATGTGAGCACACCTGTTGTGGTGAAGCCGTCGGATGGAGAAGGCACAGTAATCAGCGCCACCAGAGACCCGGAGTATTACTTTGTTGTGGTTCTGGCGGGGCAGTCAAACAGCATGGCATATGGTGAAGGCCTTCCGCTGCCGGAGACATATGACCGTCCGGACCTGCGTATTAAGCAGCTGGCGCGCCGCAGTACGGTGACACCGGGCGGTGCAGCATGCAAATATAACGACATCATTCCGGCGGACCATTGTCTGCATGATGTGCAGGACATGAGCCGCCTTAACCATCCGAAAGCGGACCTGTCAAAGGGGCAGTACGGAACCGTGGGGCAGGGGCTGCATATCGCCAAAAAACTGCTGCCGTTTATACCGGCGAATGCGGGCATTCTGCTGGTTCCGTGCTGTCGTGGTGGTTCAGCGTTCACCACCGGAGCTGATGGCACATACAGTGACGCGAGTGGTGCCTCGGAGAATTCAACCCGCTGGGGTGTGGACAAGCCGCTGTATAAGGACCTTATCGGTCGAACAAAAGCAGCACTGAAGAAGAACCCGAAAAATGTGCTGTTTGCCGTGGTGTGGATGCAGGGGGAATTTGATTTTGGCGGTACGCCGGTAAATCACGCAGCACAGTTTGGTGCGCTGGTTGATAAATTCCGTGCAGACCTGGCGGATATGGCAGGTCAGTGCGTCGGTGGCTCTGCTGGCGGTGTTCCCTGGATATGTGGAGATACGACGTATTTCTGGAAGCAGAAGAACGAATCCACGTACCAGACGGTGTACGGCAGCTACAAAAACAAAACGGAAAAGAATATCCATTTCGTACCGTTCATGACGGATGAGAACGGGGTGAATGTGCCGACGAACAAACCGGAAGAAGACCCGGACATTCCGGGTATCGGATATTACGGTTCGAAATGGCGTGACAGCTCAGCCACCTGGACGTCACAGGACAGGGCGAGCCATTTCAGTTCATGGGCTCGCCGCGGGATTATTTCCGACCGTCTGGCAACGGCGATTTTGCGCCAT